AGGCGTACGAGGCCGAGCACGGCCTCGCTCCCACCGAGGTGACCGATGCCGCTCCCGTCGAGGTGACCGATGCTGCCATCGGTTCGCTGGTGACCGGCGGCACCACCAGGTCACTACAGCCTCAGTTCATCAACGCCTGACTGCCACAACACGCCGGAGCCTCGCCATTCCTCGCGTTTAGTGGACTGGCGTGGCTCTGGTGTGTTCTAATCCTTATATCACCTTCTCTGGGGCCGTAGTGTGCCCATAGGTCGAGAAACCCCACAACTCCACATCCGCACGGGAGGCCTGTCGTGGCCGCAGGACTTCCCAATGGGTTGGGTCTGGACAGTGGGATGGCCAATCACCGGGGCAGCCCCGAGTGGTGGCTCATGCGGCTTGGCAAGCGTCTGGAGAGTGAGCGCCCGCGCTTCGACCGGCTGGAGTCCTACTGGTCGGGCAACCCCCCGCTCCCTCAGGGCAACCGCCGGATGCGCGAGGCCTACCGTCGGCTTCAGCGCCTGGCACGCACCAACTTCGGCTCCCTGGTCGCTGAGGCCGTGCTGGAGCGGCTGAAGGTCATCGGCTTCCGGGCCGGGGGTGACTCCACCGACGACGCCGACAAGGAGGCGTGGCGGTGGTGGCAGCACAACCACCTCGACGCCGACGCAGGCCTCGTGCACCGTGCGGCTGTGGTGCTCTCCCGCAGCTATGTCATCGTCGGTGACGACCCCGACGATCCGACGATGCCGCTGGTCACCGTCGAGGACCCCCGTTTTGTCATTCACGAGGCGTCGCCGACGAATCGACGCAAGGTCGACGCCGCACTGAAGACCTGGTTCGATGACACCGAGAACACGCACTTCGCTGTGCTCTACATGCCGGACACCGTCTACTACTTCCGTTCCACTCAGGCCGCGGGCGGGCTTCTCGACACGGACACGGTGTGGAAGCCCGAGCGCTGGACGCCGGACCTCACCCTGACCCCTGACGGTTCCGCGCCGAACCCCGACGGTGTCGTTCCGGTCGTGCCATTCATAAACCGGCCGGCACTGACCCCGGGCACGAGTGGAATGGGTGAGTTCGAGGACGTGCTCGACGTCCTGGACCGCATCAACACGGTCATTCTGGACCGTCTGGTCATCAGCGCGATGCAGGCCTACCGGCAGCGGTGGGCCAAGGGCGTCAGGATGACCGACGAAGAAGGAAACGACACCAACCCGTTCGATCCCGGTGCGGATCTGCTGTGGGCGGTGGAGGACGACGCCGCTGCGTTCGGTGAGTTCCAGCCCACTGACGTGACGCCGATCGTGAAGGCCGCAGAAGCTGATGTCCAGCATTTGTCGGCTATCACCCGCACCCCGCCACACTACATACTCTCCGGAATCGTGAACGTGTCCGGTGACGCGTTGGCTCAGGCAGAGACCGGCCTGACCAGCAAGGTACAGGAGCGCCAGGCCGAGTTCGGTGAGGCGTGGGAGTCCGTTTATCGCCTTGTTGGTATGCGCGCAGGTAGGAAGATTTCGGATGACGCTGAGGTGCTGTGGAAGAACCCGCAGTTCCGGTCGATGACGGAGATGGCCTCTGCCGCTCTCCAGCTCGCCAGCGCCGGCGTGCCCTGGCGGACCCGGATGCGGATGCTCGACATGACCCCGGCCGACATCGAGCGTATGGAGACCGAGCGGATGCAGGACGCGATGACAGCAGCCCTGTTGCAGCCGATGGTCAGCCCGCAGCTTGGTGTCGGCGCCCCTGTCACCGGCGCCTCGATGACCGGTTCCCCCGGGGCTGGACCGAAGGGCTCGGTCGACGAGAAGCCCCCGACGCGTAAGAGCGACGGAGGTTCCGCGCCCCACAATGCCGGCAACACCGCAGCCGACGACACCCGCTGGCAGGCCCTGTACCTGCGCGCTCGCTCCCTAGGCGTCAAGGGAGCCAGCGCGATGAACGAGGCCCAGCTACTCGCCGTCGTGGGCAGCGCCTGATGCGCGGTGGGCTCCGGTGACCGCGCCGACCTTGCCCGCCGAGCAGGCTGCATTCCTGGCCTCCACTGCCGCGTTCAACGCCCAGCAGGAGCAACTGCGCAACCAGCTCGCTGCCATCGTCGGGGTGCTGTGGGCCCGTGCTGCGGCTTCCGCAGCGTTCAGCCCGGTCGACGCCGCCCGCTTCGTGGGTAGCCTGGTGCCGATCGCGGTCGGAGCGCAGCGCGCAATGTCTGCTCTTACCACCGCCTACTACAACCGCGTGCTTCAGCCCCGGCAGCCCATTCAGGTACCGATCAATGCCGCTGTGGGCGAAACGCTGCGTGGTGTTGACCCCAACATCTACTATCGGCGGCCGTTCACCGAGGTCCGCTGGCGGCTGAGCCAGGGTAAGACGCTCGAACAGGCCGTTGGCTTCGGCCGGCGCCGTGTCGAATCGCTCACCTCCACGGACCTACAGCTTGCGCACACCCATACCGCACAGCGCTGGATGGCTGAGGCCGACCGTCGTACCGAGATCTCCCGCGAACGCGCTGCCGATCGCGGTGTGCCCGACGTCCTTCTACGTGCTCCGCGTGAACAGACACAGTTGCCACCCGCTCCGGAGCCTCCGGGTGTTCGAGTCATCGCCGGGTACCGACGGGTTTTGTCGAACAGGCCGAACCATTGCGCATTGTGTGTTCTCGCCAGCACACAACGGTACAAGAGCAAAGATTTGATGCCAATACATCCGGGATGTGGATGCACGGTTTTGCCGGTATTCGACATCGAACCACGCTCTGACAATAGGGTTCTCGATCCGGAACTGGCACAGCAGATTCATAACGTCATTCGTCGTGACCTCGGTGCGAAGTACGTCAACGCGAACGCCCGCGACGCCGCTGCGGAGTACCGGGACATCGTGGTGACCAACCAGCACGGGGAACTAGGTCCGGTGCTGGGTGTGCGTGGGCAGCACTTCGAGCGAGATCCGGACAGACCCGGACACCTTGGGCACAGCCGCGTGAATCCACTCGACGAGCAACCAGACATACAGAACCTCGACAACTGAAGGAGGCCGTGAATGACCACCACGCTCACGGCTACCCTCCTCGCGGCCGACGGGCAACCTGCGGTCGGGATCGTCGTCACCGCTACGTTGGCTGGGCCGGTCGATCCAGGCTGGTTCACCGACCACACCAGCAGCATCGTCACCGTCGCTCGGGCCACCACCGACTCCGCAGGGCTGCTGACCCTCGTGCTCACGCCACAAACTCAGCTGCTGGCCGGCACGTACTACCGGCTGGTGGGACCCGGCGCCGACTGGGTCGTCGTGGTTCCGGTATCGGCCACCCCAGTACTGATCCGCGACCACCTGGTCGACCCGGGCACGCTCGACCCGGCCCCGGCGCCGCTGCCGTCGTTCTACCTGGCGCGGACCGAGCGGGGTGCCGTCGACGGAGTGGCGTCGCTCGACGGCACGGGCAAGGTCCCCGCCGCGCAGCTCCCACCCGGCGGCGCGGTAACTTCGGTCAACACGCAGACGGGTGCGGTGGTCCTCGACGCCGCCGACGTCGGAGCCGACCCGGCAGGCACCGCAGCGTCCGCTGTCGCAGCGCACGACGCAGCCGTCGACCCACACCCGCAGTACGTGACTTCGGCAGAGGGCTCCGCCGCATACCAGGCCACCGACAGCGACCTGACCGCGATCGCCGCTCTGGACTCGACCGTCGCCGGGGTGATCACCTCCGACGGCGCAGGGTGGCTGCGTAAGACGTACGCACAGTTGAAAACCGCGCTGGGGATCACCGCCGCTGATGTGGGAGCCGACCAGGCCGGGGCTGCCGACACGGCGCAGGCCGCCGCCGCCGTCGACGCCTCGGCGAAGGTGGCCGCGCACACCACCGCCACTGACCCGCATGGAGACAGGGCCTACGCCGACGCTGGGCTGGCCGTGAAGGCGACCGACGCCGCCGTGGTGCACCTCGCCGGGGTGGAAACCGTCACCGGCGCGAAGACGTTCACCTCGGCCCAGCCGACCGCACCCACCACTTCCGAGCTACTGGCAAATTCGACCCTGGACTCGCCGCAGACACAGTGGACGCTGACCGGGGGCGCGGTCGACAACGCGGCCGGTGCGGTGACGATGACCGGGATCGCGTCGATTGCGCAGACGATCCCGGTCACAGCCGGGCAGACCTACGTCGTGGTCGTCACCACGTCGGCCGGGACCGCCGGCAACCTCACCGCCGCAATCGGGGCCGCCGCCGCCCCTGCCCGGGGGTACTCGGACGACAAGCAGTGGACGATCGTCGCATCTGCGACCGGGCCCGCAGCGGTCGCCATCAGCACGGACTCCGGGGCGAACGTCACGATCACGACCGTGTCGGTGGTGCAGATCACCGGAACATCAACTCCGGCTGTCACGGCCGGTGCGGCGACCATCCGAGCGCAAGGCAGTGATGTCGCGGTCGGCGCGTCCGCTCAGCAGTCGTTGACGACCGGGTCCGACGATGTCGCGGTCGGATGGTCCGCTCAGTACTCGTTGACGACCGGG